TATGCCGCGTTCACCGCAGGTCGTTATCCACTAGCGAACTCAATTATTTCGGGAACAGGCTTGTCAGCACCAACCTTCTAGTCAATAGAAGAAAACTAAATTGTGTAAGAGCGTTCAAGGCCCCCCGACTTGGGCGCTCTTACACTTCTGAACGATTCGGGGGAATCAATGAAAACAGGTCACAAAGTTTCAATTGGGTCTTGCGACCCAGGGATGGTTAATGGCGGATTTGCCTACCATCTCATTCAATTAGCATCGGCACGCTCTAACAAACTCGGCCCCTTTGTTCGCATTAAAGGTTCAGGCTTACTTTCTAAACAACGCAATCGTGTTGTCAAGCACTTCTTAGACTCAACTGATTCAGATTGGCTTCTGATGATTGATTCAGATGAGCAGCTTGATGTTCTAACTTTCGACAAGTTATGCGAAACTGCACACGATAAAGAACGACCTGTTGTTGCAGGTTTAGTTTTCGCAGGCTTCGGCGTGGTAGGCAAGCCCTATCCAAAGCCTGTCCCGGCGATATTTCAAGATTCACCTGATGGATTTTTACCGCTTTACAAATACGACAAGAACGCAGTTTTTGAAATTGATGCCGCAGGCACAGGTTGCTTGATGGTTCACAGAAGCGTTCTTCAAGCAATACGCGAGGCAGCAGACCCAAATCAAGGCAAAGATTGGTGTTGGTTTTGGGATGGCCCTATCAAGGGAGAATGGATCGGAGAAGACTTGCTCTTCTGCCGCCGAATCAAATCGCTAGGTTTTCCAATCTATGTCAACACCGCAGCAATCCTTCCACATTCAAAGTCTTATTGGCTCAAGGAAGAACACCACGAATTATGGCGAGATTAAAACGCAAGGAAACGGCAATGGCTCTGCCTAAGTTAGAACGAGCAATTCAAACAACACCAAAGAAGAGGAAATCTAGTGGCAATCACCAACGGCTACGCGACTCTCGCGGAACTAAAGTCATCGCTGACGATAACTGACACAAGCGATGATGCTTTGCTTGAACTTGCAATAACTTCAACAAGCAGAATGATTGATGACTTTACAGGTCGCTTCTTCTATGCCAACGGAACTTCTCAAAGTCCTGTTGTTCGCTATTACACTCCAAATGACCCTTGGAGCCTTGCAGTGGATGATTTCGTTTCCATCTCTGAAATTGCAACTGATGACAACTTTAATCAAACTTGGTCAACTGTTTGGGCGACTTCTGACTTTATGGTCGAACCTATCAACAACCCTCGCCGTGGTTGGCCTTACACAAGACTTCTAGCGACAGGGCGCTATGTTTGGCCTTACTATCTGCCTCAAGCCTGCAAGATCACAGGCGTTTGGGGATGGCCTGCCGTTCCTTCTGAAGTGAATCAAGCCTGCATCATTCAAAGCTCAAGAATCTTTGTTAGAAAACAATCGCCATTTGGAATCGCAGGAACTCCTGAACTTGGCACTGTTAGACTTTCATCTCGCCTTGACCCTGATGTCGAAGCATTCCTTCGCCCACTCAAGAGAAACAATGGTTTGGCAGTATGAATCCAAGCCAAGTCCGAGATCGTCTTAAAACTAATCTTCAAACTATTTCAGGGCTTCGGGTTTATGACTTAATCCCTGACACAGTGACACCGCCTGCCGCAGTTGTAGGCCAACTAGATTTCACATTCGACATCGACAACGCGCGTGGTTTAGACCAAGCCCAAGTTGATGTTCTTGTGATTGTGCAACGCTTTTCAGAACGCTCAGGACAAGACAAGTTGGATGCCTTCCTCGCAGGAAGTGGCTCTGGCTCTATCAAGACCGCGCTTGAAAGTGATCGCACTTTGTCGGGAGCAGTGAACACCCTGCGTGTCACAGGAGCCGAAGCAGGCACCTATGACTCACAAGGAGTCACATTTCTCTCATACCGATACAGACTCACGATTTGGGGATAGGAGAACCTAATGGCTTACAAGGTCATCTCAGGCCGCGAGGTCTGTGGAAAAAAACAAGGTGAGATTCTTACCTTGAAAGAGCTAGAAAATGCAGGCGCAAACATTGATGCTCTCATTGCAAGTGGCCACATTCAAGCAAGTCAAGCAAGTCAACCAACCATCAAACCAGCACTATCAGAAGGAGCCAAAAACTAATGGCACGCATCGTTCTAACAAATGCCCTAGTCACAGTCAACGCAGTTGATTTGTCTGATTATGTGGCATCAGTGACACTCAACTCATCCATCGATGTAGTTGAAACAACAGCATTCTCAAGCACCGCAGCTCGCACACGCATCGGCGGTCTTGCAGACAATTCAATCAGTCTTGAATTTCACCAAGACTATGCTTCAGGAGAAGTTGAAGCAACAATTTATCCGCTAATCGGAACAGTCACCGCTGTCACCGTCAAGCCTGTAAATACCACAACAAGCGCAAGCAATCCTCTCTATACAGCAAACGCACTTGTTTCTGAGTGGACACCACTTAATGGAGCAGTTGGAGAACTTGCAACTGCATCTGTGACTTGGCCAGTAAGCGGCGCAATCGCAAAGACGACAACCGCATAATATGGCACGACTTGTTCTAACTAATGCCTATGTGACTTTTGCATCGACCGACTTGTCGGATCACATTGCGAGCGTGTCACTAAACACCACCTTCGACATCGTTGAAACAACGGCGTTTGGTGACACGGCAAAAAAGAGAGTGGCCGGACTTGCAGATAACTCTGTAAGTTTCGAGTTCCACCAGGACTACGCTTCAGGCTCGGTTGAATCAACGATTTATCCGTTGCTTGGAACCGCAGTCGCTTGTGAGGTCAGACCTGTCAACACAACAGTTAGCGCAACAAATCCAAAATACAACTTCTCAGTTCTAATTGCCGAATGGACACCGCTCAACGGTGCTGTGGGAGAATTAGCAACTGCGAGTGTGACTTGGCCTATTTCGGGCGCAATCACAAAATCAACAACTTAAATCAATTAGGGGGAAACAAATGGATGGCTTAAAAATCCGTGTTCGCACTACCGATGGAACCGATGCAACTTATTCGCTTCGACCAAGAGTGATTGTGGAGTTTGAGCAGAAGTATCAAAAGGGCTTGGCAAAACTTATTGCCGAAGAGCAGAAACTAGAGCATATCTACTTCCTGGCTTGGTCAGCGATGAAGCACAATGGTCGCGTTGTCAAACCTTTCGGCCCTGACTTCTTAGACACTCTTGAAGAAGTGACCTTGGTGACAGACCCTTCTTCCGAATCCACAGAGATAGCCTGACCTATCAAATAGCAGCTCTCTCTGTGGAGTCTGGAATTTCGCCGGTGGCATTACTTGATGCCCCTGACGGAGTGTTGGAAGCAATTTTCGTTTATGTGAAAGAACGAGCAAAGGCGCGGAACAAATAATGGATTCACCAAATTACAGGCTTTCCATTCAAGGGATGAGTTCTACTATCTCAGCCCTTGAGCGTTTCGCGCCTGACCTCAAGAAACAATTAGATAAAGAAGTCAAAGGTGTATTGAGTAAGGTTGTCACACAAGCGCGCGAATACATACCTTTTGACATAAGGCCTTCAGGATGGGCGCGTGAGAATAAAAATGCAGGCTTAATTGGCCCATTACAACAGGGTCAAGGCCGAGGAAGTTTTGTGCGCTTTGATGCCGCTAAAGCTAAAGCAGGAATTAAATCAACATCACCAAGTTCTAAATCAAGTGCCACAGGCTTTCGCAATTCTTATGGCGTAATCCAGCGCGATGCCGCAGGCGCTATCTTTGAAACTGCTGGTCGCGGAAGCAAAGCAAGTCGCGCAAGAACCCGCGCTTCACGATCCACAAATCCAACTGCCTCTCAAGACTTTATCCAAGCAGTTGAAAAGTATTATGGAGTCTTGCCAACCGCTAAAGGTTTGGGTCAAGATAAAGGTCGCGCTCTTATCAGAGCAGTTGATGACAACAAGAAGACCGCACAGCGTGCTATCTTTGAAGCGATTAAAGATGCTGAAAACAAAGCACAGGCACGGATGGATGCAAATTTGAATCAGAGAGAAGGTTAGACAATGGCAATTATTGAACGCATTGTCACCGTCTATAACGACAAAGGTTCAAAGCAAGCTCTCAAAGACCTCAACAAACTTGAGAAGAATTTTATTGATGCTGGCAAGAAGATTGCCAAGGCCATTGGCCTTGCTACGCTCGCCACAGGCGCACTGGCAGTTAAACTTGGCAAGGATGCAGTCCAAGGCGCGATGGAAGACCAAAAGGCGCAGATTTCACTTGCGACCGCTTTGCGAAATACCGTTGGCGCAACCGATGCACAAATTGCTTCAACTGTCACTTATCTTGATGCCTTAGAACTGCAAGTTGGTATCAACAACAATGAGTTGATTCCAAGCCTTCAGAAGTTGACCCAAGCCACAGGCGACATCGAGCAGGCTCAGGCTTTGCAAGCACTTGCCCTTGATGTGAGCGCAGGCACAGGGAAATCACTTATCGCAGTGACCGATGGCATCGTTCGTGCCATTGGCGGAAACATCGGAGCCTTAAAAAGATTAGGCATTCCACTTGACGAAGCCATTGTCAAGAATAAAGACTTGAATGGCGCACTCTCAGTTCTTTCTACAACCTTCGGCGGGCAAGCTCTAAATCGAGCAGAAACTTTTGAATTTCAAATTGAGCGCCTTCGCTTACAGTTTGACCAAACCCTTGACACTTTGGGTTATGCCTTAATCCCTGTCTTACAAGAACTCGCTGAAGTTTTCCGCGCAGATGTTCTGCCTGTCTTTGAGCAATTCATTGCTGACAACAAGGATCAGATTGCAGATACCTTGCGCGATGTTGCTGACTTTGCAATAAATGCTGCCAAGGGTCTTGCTCGAATGTTTAAGACCATCTCGGACAACCTCACA